TTCTCCAACGTAATAAATATCTTCAAAGTTCGGGTCTTCAGTGTATGAGTACACCATATAAGCAGGGTCTACATACTCTATCTTTATCCCTTCCGCTCTATTGAAGTTTGTTTTAGTAGCACATATCCCTAAAACAGTTAAGTCATAAGCTAATCTCCTCTTAGTTTCCTCGTATCTGTTATAAGCTAATGTATTATCTATAAGCTCTTCCTCTGCTATTTCAACAGTTTGTTTATAGCTCATTTGCATGTAAAGATCTAGTTCTTCCTGACTAGCTGGTAAATCGCTAGGGTTAGAGACGTTATATAAATCTAAACCAAGATCAGTCTTAAAGTTCTCCAGCGTCTGTCTCATGTTTACATCTCTAGAAACAGCTTTAGCATATTTTGATTTTTGCTCTATAGAAAAAGGATCTTGAGCTACTGTTTGAATATCGTAGGACTTATTAGACATTCCATTAACAACAATGTCTACGAACTTAGGTATAACTGGTACGGGTTTCCAGTCTAAATTTAAATAAGATAAATCTCCATTTATCGATAACTCGTCTTTATACTTAGCTATTGATTGTTCACCTCTAGCGTATAATCTAAGTTGGTGATAGTTGCTGTAGCTCTGAGCGTACCTGTTGCCAGAACGACCTTCTTGAAACCACTCTCCCTCGATAGCTCTAGCGACTTGAATCCCGTAATCTAAGCTTGCTTTAACTTCATCACTAGCTACTTGGCTAGGGAAAGAGCTATTAGTATTGGTGTATACTTTCATTTATCTTATAATTTTTGACGATGTACCTTTGTTATCGTATCGTTTTATACCTAAATTTATTTTCTTATATTCTTTTTTAGCCACAGGAGTGTATCTATTTTTGTTACAAGCCATTATAGCTAAACCAGAGCTAATAGAAGCATCATGCTTTGTTCTATTATTTATGTTAAACTTAGCCCAGTCTTCTAGTGTTCTTTGAAAATACATATTACCATAACCGTTAGGCGTATTACCAACGTTTTCCTCTACATATGTTTCAATAGCGGCTGCGTGAGCTTGCTTCATGTCTTCACTGGAGTTTGGCACTCCACCTATTTCTCTTTCTGTGATAGATAATTTGTTGTATATCTTATCTGGTCTATTCATTGAAAAACCTCTATAACCTCTTCTTTTAAAATGATATAACAACCTGGGCTTATTATTTTCCGCTAGTATTGGCATGCCATAAAAAATACAAGCCATTAACACATCTTCAAAGAATATTTCAGCTGTTTGAGGTCTAGCTATGTATTCTAGGAAAAACAAGTTTGGTGGTACGTTTTCCATTGAAAACTTAGTCAACCCGTGTAAAGATCCGTTAGAACCTCTCTTATCAACAGTACCTGATATATCATAACTATCACAACCAAACGCTCCGCAGTGCTCATTGCCCGCGTATTTAACACCGTTCTTTATTATTACTCTATTTTGCAGATCAACAGGTGGAACCCAAGATATTTTAAATCTTCCATCTTTGTTTGGGTAGAATAAAACTCTACTATCTTTAATTCCATTTTCCCACATAAAACTACCAGTTGTAATAGTAGCTGTATTGTGTAAATCAGCATTGTAATCTATTTGTTCGTATATTTTTGTTAAGTTAAATAAGGACTCTTTAGCTTCATCTCTAAAAGCGTGTTCTTCTGTTCGAGGGAATTGGCGGTAGTATTCGTTTAAACCGTCTTGATCACTCTTTAAACCTTCTACCTCATTTTGCCAGTGCTCTATAACTCCATTAGTTATTATTTCGCCGCTAGGGTCTTTAGTTTCTTTTTTGGGGTTGTCGAATACAGGTAATCCATAAGCATCAATGAATCCTTCGTAGTTCCACTCCATAGGAATGAACAAACTATATAATCCCGAACTAGTCTGTCCGTTGCGGTTTCTTTTTTCGACATTTGAAGCATAGTAAAGTTTTTTAAAGTTTCCACCACCTTTTTCTAAAGCGTTAGAAGTTGAGCCCATCATGCATTTACCAACGATCCTACTACCCAACCTTAAACAAGTCTTTGTAACTCGCCAGTTGTTTAATATATTATCTGGTCTTTCCCATTTTCCACTTTCATCGTGTACTAATAGTTTTAATTTTTCACCATCATAGGAGTTGTCTCCTGTATTTTTCCAGTCAATAGTTGTATCTAATCCTTCTAGTTCCTGTTCGGTTTCACCTTCGTTAAGTTTACGTCTGGTGAGCCTTGACGCGGGTACCCTATAGGCGAGTTCCGTTTTTGGGCGATCCATTCCGTCTTGTATTGGTTTGAAAAAGAACGGGTAGTTAATAGAGATGGGTACAACTTTATCTGTGAACATTTTCTTAGCGTCGGCACCAGATTTGGACAATATCCCAAACCGTGAATCCGTTGATATTGTGGCCATATTAACGGTCTCCCCAGACGCCATGAATGAAAATCCTGAACGTCTATTTTTGAGATACGACATTCCATAACACCTCTTGTCTGCTTTACAAGCTTCCCAGAATATGAAGAATATTCTATTTGATTCCCTATAATCTGCTGCCCCAACATCAATCTTGGACCACTGCAAGTACATGTAATGAGTACCAGTAATGTAAGTTGGATTGCCATTGTTATAAAACCAAAAACCTTTTTCTCTTTTTTCAAATTCCCCATCTATGTATTCGTACCATTTTTCTTTAAAGTCAGTTGGATACCTCTCCCAATCAAAAACACTCTTTATTTTAGATAGCTCTTTTGGATACTCCAACTTAGTCCAAACTTGATCTTCTTTGTCCTGAGAACACTTGTGAACGTTCTTAGGTTTTAACGGTAATGCTATTTTTAAGTTTTGAATCTCTACAATTTCACCTATAGTTCCATCGCTACTTATAATAACTATATCATACTCAGGGTTATAGCCTTTTTCCCACTTCTTGTATCTATTGTTTCTTTTAAGTACCTTTGGCTTTATGTGATCTTTGACAGTACGTATCAGCGTTTGCTTATACATTACTTAGATCTACCTTCAGCAAAACCCTTAAAAGATTTCTCTTGTTTAACATCTTTTGGTTTCTCTTCCAAAAGTTTTTCTTCTTCTTCTATTCTACTAAGTATTTCAAAAGCGTCAAAAATAGCTAGCTTCTTTGTAGCTGCAGCATTTTTTAATCTATCAGCAGATATGTCATCGTCTGAGTCAACTATTTTTTCCTTAGCTACCTGAATTAATTCTTCAACTGCTTTTTGCCCAGCTAGGATTATATTCTTTTTCGTCTCCTTTATATTCATACTTGATTGCAATATCATTTGATTTCATACAATATAATCGTTCGCCATCAACTACAAATTCAAACTCACCATACGGAGTATAACCTATTAGGTCGCCAGGAACGATTTTAAGAGCTTCTAAGGAACTATTACCATATTTTAGTATTCCTATAAGCTTTCTTTCTTTATCCAGTGTTAGATCATTATTATCTAACAAGGGTTTTACAAAACAACGATCTTGAAAAGAATTCCAAGTGCCGTTACTACTGTGTAAGTATATTTGGTCAGGTGAACAAAAATACAAGTCATCTACAAATTTAGATCTACTATCTTTTCGTTTACCTCTAATATCAAAAAAACTTCTAAAAACATTGTGATGTATAATAATCACGTCACCTTCTTTAATCGGTGTAGAGTAAGCAGAGGGAGTTGAAACTACTACCGCTCTATTGCTTACAGCTTTGAAGTCTTCAGTATTAGTGTTAGTTATAAGGCTTTTGTCACCTACCTTTATCTCAGTATCGTACCTTTTGTTTAAAGGTTTTACGATAAAGTCAAATAAACTTTTCATTAGTATTCTAGATCATATTCAACGGATATAGCCATGTTAGAATTAAACTTCTTCCATGGCATTACCTCGTCCTTTTTTTTGATATAGATACTATAAGAACTATCATCTTCAGAGTAAAGTATGGCCGATATAGTGTGACCTCCATAAACCTGTTGACCAACAGCGTAATGCATCGCATCGTTTTTGTAATCAGAACCTATACTTATTTTTCTAACTACAGAGTTCATTAGTCTTCAGATTTAACCACGGTTAAGTCCGAATCATCGTTTTCATCGATGTTAGTATAACTACCATCACTCATATTGATATTGATAGCTCCATACTCTTCTTCTAACTCTTTCTTTGTAGCTTCTATTTCTTGAGAGATAACAGCTTGAGTATGCAAGGCTTCGTGCTTACGCACTTCAATAACTCCAATATCAGTTAAAATACCCTGCAATTTTCCTTGTTGCTCTTTAATTTTCTCTAATTGTTCTTTTGTGATTTTACTCATTTTCTTTGATTTGATTAAATTTATATTTACTTATCTTTATTATCACTTGATTTTTTATTCTTTTCCCATGTCCTACCAACAAAATAAGCACCATAAGTAGTCATCAATAAAGTTTGAAAAACTGGTATATATGCTACGTTTATTTTAAAGCCACCTATGTTACCATCTGCAAATGCTAGAATAGTAAAAACAGCTGTCAAATAAACCATTACTAATGGTCTAATATTTTTTGACAAAAAGGAATCAGATTGCATATCCATCTTCCATCTATCAGTGACCTGGTCTTGAGCTTCTTTATCTGCTTTTTCTAATAACTCTTGTATTTTATGCTTAGCAGCTAATCTTTCTTCATCGGTAGTGGTTAGTTTATCTATGACACCACCCACGTCTTTAATCAGGCCACCAGTTAGTAGGCTTAGTATTTTTTTCATTTTTTATTTTTACCTCTCGTATATGTTACCCTGCTTGTCGTAACCGTGTTTTACCGGTCTAAAATTAGCTTGATAAGTAGCGTTTTTAGTATTAACTAGTTTTTTAACATCACGCCTAGAGACTCTGTACATTTTTGAATTTTCTCCTTTTCTAACAAAGTAATCACCTGTTTTACCTTCTATAGAAGCTACTTTGTAATTACCTAGTTTTTGTCCTTTTCCTGGGAACGGCGTGTTTAAGTCCTTTTGCTTGTGCTCAGGTGCTGATTTTTTGAAATCTCGTTTGTTAGCTTGGTTCGCGTACTGTGCCTCTGTAGATTTATCGGAATAACTAGTAAGAGTTGGTGGCTTGTAACCTGGATGGTGTTTTTTCTCAGTAGACGGCTCGTTAGGGTCTTTGTGATCTTCGCTGTGAAGGTATAAAGGCCCAGTCTTGTAAAAAGCTGTTTTTGATGATGTCTTTAATTTTGCCATTTTTATTTTATTTATGATTTTCTATATGATTC